TCGGCGAAACGCTGATGGCCCTCCAGAAGGCGAAGGAGGACATCCGTAGGGCCCGCGCGAGGATCCTGCACGAGCAGATCCGGATGGCCTTCGCGATGGAGCAGGTGATCGCGGCCGTTGAGGTGGTCCAGGAAGCCGAAACGGCCGCGATCACTGCGGTTGGTTCGTCGGGTGAGTGGTACGACCGGATTCCCGCCCTGGTCGGTGACGCCAAAGTCGATCTTTTCGGCGGCGTCGACACGGTCGGGATGACCATCACCCACCTGAAAGACGGCCTGGACAAGTTGGACCTGGCCGAAGTGGACATTGACCGGTTGATCCGGCAAATCGTGTCCCGCATGAACTAGGGAGGTCTACACCAATCGGGAGGAAAAGATGGCGTTAGAGGAGACGGCGGCGCACTTCGATGCCGCTGCCGACTTCGTACGAGAGTCGAAGATCCTACTGGCCGCCGACGTTGTGCAGCGGCACGAACAGGCGGTCCGGCTGATTCGCCGGGCCATCGGTCCGGCCGTTGACCCCGCCAGCATGGCTGGCGAAATCGACCATGCAGCCACTGTGATCAAAGACAACCTGGAAAAGGTGATTGGCCAGTTCGAACGACTCGAATGGGCCTTGGAGCAGTACGCCCGTCGGCTGAGGGGGGGCTGATGAGTCTCGAAACCAGCGGCGCCTTGGTGAACGCTGCCTCCGATCACCTGGTTGAGGCGAACAAGGCGATCCGACACGCCATGCGTGAAGTGGCAACCGCCCGCAACATTCTGGCGGCGGTCGCCGACGTACCTGGATCGCGTGTCCAGCAAGACATCAACACGATGGTCCAGATCAGCGAGGAGCACCTGGAGAAGGCCCGCGACTTCCTGTTGCCCGCGCAGACCCGGACCCATAACTTCGCGTGGCGGATCCTGCGCGGCGCGTACGGAACCGATTAGTTCGTAGCGGGTCGCGCCCGGTGGCCCGCTACGACTCGATCCCTTTCTCGGCAGGCCACTCCCCGGTGGCCCGCTTGTGCAGGTTGGCGCACAGGCCCTTCACGTCGATGGCCCCCCCGACCTTCGGGCGTAGCAGCCGTACGCAGCGGTCGAACGCCCCATCGGTACCCCAGCCGATCTTGGCGGCGCCCTCGCCCCGGGTCCAGTAGGTCCCGAGCTGGGACGGGATCCGCCCCTCGCCCGCAAACTCGTCGTCCGCCATGTACTGAGGATAGAGCCGCACCGTTCAACTAGCGGGGCTTGCGATGCTTCCTTCGCCGGCCGACATGGAACCAGCCACAGTAGTCACAGCGGTACACATCCAGGGGGCGTTTCGAGATCTTGTGCTTCCGCTTGTTGAACATGATCGAGAGCTTGTGCTGGCGCGCCTCTGCGCGCGTACGGTGCGGGATCTTCCCGCTACAGGCGGCATCTTCCTGGGGGATCATCCCACCAACCCCTCTTGACAGGTACGTCAAACACGTGTATGGTGTAGGAATACAGCCAGTCTATCCAAAGGAGACAACGATGCGATATGCCATCTACGAAATCGCCGCCCACGGACGCGGCGACCCGGTCAGCATCCACGAGGACATCGAGGCCGCCCACCACGCCTACACCAACCTGCAACGTGACGGCTTCGACGTCGAGATCCTGCCCTACGGCGCCCATGCTGGAGAGATCAACCCCGACAACATCGAGATCACCTTCCCGGAGGCGTGACATGGACATCCCGCTCAAGCTCAAGTACCGGCGTGCCGTGAAGGGCCGCTACAGCAACGGCGCCACCGGCGACAGCCACAAGAAGCGGCCCGGCTACGCCAAGCACAAGTACGGCACCGGTACCAACCACACCCCGATGGTGATGGTGGTCCTGCCCAACGGGAAGCGGCGGATGATGCGGGCAGAGCAGTGAGCCTGCCCGCATCGCAGCTTGGCTGGGTCGCGGGCGTGCTGGATCTTCGCGGCAAGATCCTGCGCAAGCAGAACCAGCAGCGGGCCACCCCCCAGATCGTGATCGTGGTGGAGTCCAGCAGCGTGCCCGTCATCCGCGCGCTGAGTCGGCTGACCGGCACTGCCCCGGACTTCCGTAACCAGGAAGAGTTGCCCCACGAGTGGGCCCGGCGTGGCTGCGAGGAACACTGCCCGGACAAGCACATACACGTCAGCCCGAACCTGCCGCTGACGGCGAAGTGGACGGTGACCGGGGCCGCTGCCGCCGTGGTCCTGTTCAACGTGCTGCCGTTCCTGATGTCCGATAAGGGCTGGGATGAGACGTTCCAGGAGTGCCTGGACAACGTGAAGTTGACCGGGCAGGGTTCCGGCGCGGTGCGCAAGACGCTGCGCCGGCTGGAAGATCTGGGCTGGGACCTACCCCCCGAGTGCGAGGTGCTGGTTGCCGACGAGATGGTTGCCAGCTAGCGTCGATACCAGCGATACACGATGCGGAGTGGCGCAGTGCGGTAGCGCGCCGGGCTCATAACCCGGAGGTCTCCAGTTCAAATCTGGACTCCGCTACGGTTCGCGCGGCATGGCGCGACTGGAACGGCTGGCTCCCAGCGGAGCGGCTACCTCAGGTAATAGATTCCAGGAAGGTCTTGTCCGGACTGGACCACATGCATGTCACAGCCGGACCCTCGGTGAGGAGGGATCACCGATGGTCCGGCTTTTTGTCGCCCTCATCGGCTAACCTGCACCTTTGATCTACGCTCTGTGCGTGGGTAGCGCGCTTGTCCTTGCCGTCTACGCGCTGGCGGTCGCCCGGATCACCCGTCTGGTCACCGACGACAAGATCTTCGACAAGCTGCGAAACAAGATCCTCGCCGCCGCACCGGACGACTCGAAGACCGCCTACTTCGTCACCTGTGCCTGGTGTGTCAGCATCTGGGTGGCCGCCGCCGTCGCGCCCATCGCCTACCTTTGGGGCACCCGCCCCTGGTCTTTTATCCCCGCCCTCGCCCTGGCGTTCTCCTACCTGGCGGGCCTGCTGAACCGGCTGGAGGGCTAGTGGCCAGCCTGATCCGGCGACGTCAACCGCTCCCACCACCCCGGGCCATCGTCGCTGCTGCCGCCCAGATGAAACTGGACGGCAGCAGTTGGAAAGGCTGGAAGTTCGGCGACCAGGACTGGCAGAAGGAAGCCTGGCGACACTACGACCTGTGCGGGGAGCTGCGCTACGTCGCCAACTGGATCGGCAATTCAGTGTCCCGTTGCCGGCTGTACGTGGCCGAGGTGGACGACGTGGGTCGTCCCGGCGAAGAGGCTGAGTCGGACGAGATACAGGCCATCGCTGAGACGATGTTCGGCGGGCCCGGCGGGCGGGCCGAGGCGCAGCGCGCTCTCGGCATCCACCTGACCGTGCCCGGCGAGGCGTACATCTGCGCCGAGTCGGTGGCCGCCGCCGACAAAGACATCTGGTATGTGGTGTCGACCAGTGAGATCCGCCGTCAGACCGACAAGATCATTGTCGAGCGCTCCCACGTACACGGGGGCGGCAGGTACGAGCTGACCAGCGAGGATCTGCTGCTGCGGGTATGGACGCCGCACCCGCGCCGACATGACTTCGCCGACTCTCCGGTGCGCGCCGTGCTACCCATCCTGCGCGAGATCGAACAGTTGACCAAGCATGTGGCCGCCCAGATCGACTCCCGACTGGCCGGCGCCGGGCTCCTCCTCCTCCCCCAGGAGATCGACTTCCCGAAGGCCGACGGCGACCCGGAAGGCGTCGAAGGCTTCATGAAGGTGCTGGCCCGCAATATGGCCGCCGCTTTGACCAGTCGCGAAGACGCCTCGTCGATGGTCCCGGTGATGGCCACCGTCCCCGGCGAGTTCGTCGACAAGATCAAATGGCTGACCTTCGAAACCGCCCTCACCGACGTAGCCAAAGACCTTCGCCAGGAGTCCATTCGCCGACTCGCCCTGGCCATGGACGTCCCCCCGGAGATCCTGCTCGGACAGGGTTCGGCCAACCACTGGTCCGCGTGGCAGATCGAAGAATCCGCCATCAAGGTCCACATCGTGCCGGTCCTCAACCGCATCGCCGAAGCCCTCACCGCCGGCTACCTCGCCCCGGCCCTGAAAGTCCTCGGCGAAGACCCCGAGAAGTTCTGCTTCTGGTACGACACGTCGCCACTGACCCAGCGGCCCGACCGGCAGGCCGAAGCCAAAGAGCTGCATGCCGCCGGACTGCTCTCCGACCAGACCCTGCGGGAGACCGGTAACTGGTCCGAGGACGACGCGCCCGATCAGGACGAAGACCAGCGTCGGTTCGCTCGGGAGCTGATCCGGCTCAACCCGATGCTGCTGGCCGACCCGACGCTGAAAGAGCTGGCCGGGATGCCGGCCGAGGTTCTGGAGCAGGCCGATCCGGCAGCCGCCGCCGGTGGCACCCCCGTTGAGGAACCCCCGCCGGAGGAGCCGCTTGCGGGCGAAGGGGACCGGGCCCTACCGGAGGCGCCCACCAACGGGGCCAGTCCCGCCCAGCAGGGCCTGGCGGCAGCCGGGCTCCTTGACCCGAGTGCCTACAGGTTGGCGTCAGTACTGCACGACATGGCGTTGGAGGTGGGCAGTGACCTGGTGGTGCGTCGGGCCATGGAGTTGGCCGGCAAGCGGCTGCTGACCCGGGCCGCCCGAGTGGAGGGCCGCTGCCAGGACATCCCCGCGCACCTGCTGCACACCCAGTTGAAAGTCCTCAACCACACCCACGCCACCTCCCTACTCGTGGGCGCTTTCGACCCGGTGTCCGACCTGGCCGACCGGGTTGGAGTCAACACGGACCAGTTGACCAGTCTTCTGGACATCTACTGCCGGGAGCTGCTACTCCGTGGTGCCCCACACGATCCGGCCGCGCTACGGATGTGGCTGAGGGCGGGGCTGAACATCCATGCCTGACCTCGCCCCCGATTTCTGGCTCCCGGAACGCCTCGCCAAGCTCAGCGTGTTCATCGAGGCGGAACGCGACACCTACCGCAAGTACCTGGCCATCGTGAAGGAGTGGCTGGACGCCATCCGTAACCCGGTGCTCGGGCCGGGTGGAGTGCCCGGGGTTGATGCGATGGGGGTGTTCGCCGGTGACCTGGTGTGGCAGCACGGTGTTGACAGCTTCGTGCAGTCTGCGGTACTGCCGGTGTTGGGCCGGGCCTACGCGGAGCAGTTCGAAGGTGACTTCGAGTTCACCCACCGACCGTTTGTGATCAACCACCTCGCGGCGGTAACCAACCGCCTGGTTGGCGTACCCAACCAGGTCTTCGAGGACATCCAGGTGGTGGTCGGGGCCGGCGCCATGGCCGGCAACTCCATCCCCGAGATCGCGGTGGACATCAAGCAGAAGCTGCTTGATGCGGGATCGCAGCTCTGGAAGGAACGGGCTACGACAGTGGCCCGTACGGAGACCCTGTCCGCCTACAACGGCGGCACCAACGACGCCTTTCATGCGGTTGAGGAAACCCTGGACGTGCCGATGGAGAAGGTCTGGCTGGCCACCGAGGACAGCCGGACCCGGCACACCCACAACGTCGCCGATGGCCAACGGGTGCCACTTGCCTCGGCGTTCATGGTGGGTGGCGCCACCCTGGAGTTCCCCGGCGACCCGACCGGCCCGCCGCAGGAAGTGATCAACTGCCGGTGCACGATGTTGTTGGTCGAGCCCGGCGAAGCCGTCGACCTGTCCGACCGCCAACTACTGGCCAGCGGACAACCGGGACGCGCAGGCGCCCTGGTCGCCTCGGTGCATCTGCCGTTGGGCGAGGCGCTGCTGGCAGCGGGACTACCGACCGACATGGTCACCGTGTTCGCGGACGGCTTCGACCACTCCGACTGCCTGCTCCAGTTCTGCCGGTTTCCGAAGGTGCATCCCGGGCCTTGCAAGGGCTGGAAGCACACCCTCAAGCAGATTGCCCCCGGCGTCTACAACGCGTTGGAGGCGGCCCGGATCCAGAAGCTGGAGGCCAAGCGCAAGGCGAAGATCGCCGAGCTGAAGGCGCAGGGCAAGCCGGTACCGAAGCATCTGCTGAAGCCGATCACGACGATCGAGCCGAAGCCGCCGCCGGCCCTGCCGGGCCAGGTCGGAGTGCCGCCGATGGTGGGCACTGAGGCGCCGCTCTCACCGGAGACGGAAGCCAAGCTGGCCGCTGTTTCCAAGAAGGTGAAGCACGAGTTCGACCCGGCGACGGTGGCCGCGAAGAAAGCCGCCAAGGAAAAGGCGGTCAAGCTCGCCGAGGCCGCTGCGACACTGAAGGCCGCGCAGGCGAAGAAGGCCGCCGATGAGCAGGCCAAGGCAGCCGCAAAAGCCGAGGCGGACAAGGCGGCTGCGGCGAAGGCGGCACAAGCCCAGCAGAAGCAGGTCGGTGTTCCGCCAACGATGGACGGCGACAAGCCGGCCACCCCGGAAGGCTTCATTCCCACCATCGAGCAGGATGCCGCCACCAAGGCCGCTGAGCAGGGTGCCAACCTGCCCGATGGGGAACGGCTCAACGCCTACACCCTGCTGGACGCCGACGACTACGCCGAGCTGCCGGGGCACGTGCAGGCCAAGATCCTGGCCGATCTGGCGGCCATGGCGCAGGGCAAGAACGACGGTAGTTTGGCCCCGTTCGATAAGGCGTTGGCGGCCAACCGGTATAAGGCGTTCGCCGGCCAGGACCCGCCTGCCGCACCGAGCGCGCCGACCGCCGCCCCGGCCGCGCCCGGGGTTAAGCCGGGCCCGCCGCCGGTGGATCCGGCCAAGGCCCTCGCCAAGGCCGAATCGATCCTGGCGTTGCCGTCGGTGTCGGGCCGGCTCAAGCACTACGACAAGCTGTCGAAGGAAGAGTTCGACGCTCTACCCGAGGAAACCCAAGGCAAGATCGCTGCCGACCTGATCGCCATGCACGGGTCGAAGAACGCCATCGTCTCGGGCTTGGCCAAGAACCACTACAAGGCGTACGTAGGCAAGAGCGTCCCGTCGGATACCGCGCCGGACAGCCCGCCCGACCCGGACCAGCCGAACACCACCACCGTGCCGTCCACACCCGAGCCGCTGGTGGAATCCGCGACCGCGGCGAAGGCCGCCACCATCGCCCAGAACCCGAAGAACACCCACTGGAAGGACCGGCTGACCGCCTACGCCGCGCTGACCCAGGCCGACGTCGACTCGCTCTCCGACGCCGACCTGAACAACATCGCCGCAGACCTGTCCGCGCTGCACGCGTGGATGACGAAGAAGAAGCTGGCCCTGGGCGCGAAGAACGTCCAAGGCATCATCGACGACCTGGCGAAGAAGATCGGCCACAAGGACCAGCCTGGTCCTGCTCTGGCCGAGCCCGACTGGGTGGATGCGCTGCTGGCTCCCGACGTGCCGGTGGCGCATCCGAAGCCGCGCGGAACCAAGCCGAAGGGCCTGAAGTCGACGGGTAAGAAACTCGGCACGCACGGTGCCACCGTGCATACCGACGAGAACGGCAAGAAGTGGCTGGTCAAGAAGCAGGCCCCGTTCCTGGCGGAGACGGACGCCGTTACCGCTGATCTGGCGAAGGCTGCCGGAGTGCCCGCGCCGAAGATCCACAAGATGCAGGTGGACGGCCAGGACGCCTCGGTGCAGGAGATGATCCCCGGCCAGGACACCTTCCCGCACATGAAGATCAACCCGGCCGAGATGTCCGACGCCGATGTGCTGGCCATGCAGAAGCAGCAGGTGCTGGACTGGCTGACCGCCAACCACGACTCCCACGCCGGCAACTTCATCACCACCGAAGACGGCGAGATCGTCGGCATCGACAAAGGCCAGGCATTCAAGTGGTTCGGCAAGGACAAGCTGGACCCGAACTGGAAGCCCAACGAGCACCCGTCCGCCTATTCGGCGATGTGGAAGGCGTACGCCAACGGCGAGAACATCACCATGAACGATCCCAACTCGGGCGAGTTGGGTGAGTTCATCGCCTCGCTTCAGGGGATGCCGGACGACGAGTTCAAGGAGATGTTCCGGGCGTACGCGGAGATGGCCGCCGCCGAAGGCAAGCTGACCAGCGCCGGCAAGAACCCGTGGGGTGACGCCCTGGCCCCGGCGTCGTTCCCGCCCAACGACGTGGAAGCCTTCCTCGACGCCCTGGTCAAGCGCAAGAACAGCCTGGCTGGCGACTTCGACAAGCTGTACCAGGAGCAGAAAGCCAAGCGGGACAAGAAGAAGACCAAGGAGGCCGGGCCCACCTCCGGGGTGACCGAGTCGGGTGCCATGCCGGCCCCGGCCGCGCCCGCCGCGCCGGCCTACAACACCTGGACCCAGACCACCGTCGACATCCTCGACGACCCCAGCTATACCGTCACCGCCAAGGCGCACAAGGCCGCCGGGCTGAACAAGGGGGAGTACGACAGCCTCACCCCGTGGGACAAGTCGAAGGTGCTGCACGCCCTGGAGGCGTACGACGGGGAGGAGCAGTCCCCGTACATCGCATACGAGTACTTCACCGGTGTGCCGCACCCGAAGTCGGCCACGGCCACGTCGACAACGCCGGCCCCCGCCCCGGCGGTGGACGCCCCGGCGGTGCCGGCACAGCCGAAAGACACTCTGGCCGAGTGGCAACAGGCCAAGCAGGTGGTCAAGGACAAGAAAGGTGGCTACAAGGCCGGCGTCAAGCAGGTCGCCGACGCGATCAAGACCGGCACGGCGCAGCAGCGACTGACCGCCTACAACAACATCCCGCCGTCCACGTTCGAGGACCTGCCCGACGAGATCCAGTCGGCGATCATCCGGGACCTGGACAACATCGCCACGGCACCGGGCGGCACGTTCAGCGAGACGCAGAAGGCGCAGGCGGGCGCGTTGCGGTCGAAGCTGACCGGGCTACCGGTGGGTGCACCGCCGTCGCCGACGTTCGGACAGCCGAAGAAGTTCCAGTCCAAGGCCGCCGAAGCCTCCTACCACCTGGCGAAAAACCCGCAGGCCACCAACCAGCAGAAACTGGCGACCTACACCAAGCTGTCCGCCTCCAGCTTCGCCTCGCTGCCGGCGGCCACCCAGAAGCAGATCGCCCAGCAACTGGTCGACATCAACGAAGATCCCAACTCGACGCTGCCGCAGTCGAATCAGGCGGTGCTGCTGCACAAGAAGCTGACCGGCCTGCCGGTGGGCGAGTTCAAGGACGCGGCCCCGAAGCCGAAGTCGAAGCCGAAGAAGAAGTTCGTCTCCGACAACGCCGAGGCCGCCTGGAACGCCGCGCAGCTTCCGCCGCTGTACCCGTATGTCTCGTCGAATGCCGACAAGCAGGCCAAGTTCGACGCCTACGCCCAGTTGACCAAGGAGGAGTTCGAGTCCCTGCCGTCCACCACCCAGAAGCAGATCCATAAGGATCTGCTGGCGATACCGACGTCCAGCTCGCCGATCCACTGGTCGGACGTTGACGCGCTCCAGCAAAAGCTGGGAATCATCGGCTACAACTGGAAGCCGAAGACGGCGGCGCAGAAGAAGGCCGAGAAGATCGCGGCAATGTCGCCGGCCGAGCAGGCGAAGCTGGCCAGCGATTTCAGCGAATCCGGCGATTTCAACAACAAGTTGAAGCAGGCCGTTTCAGGTCAGGCCGCACTGGGTGCCGCGCCCCGGTCACTGGTCGCAAGCGGATCCCGTAGCCTGGCCAACACGCCCACCACGGACGGTGTCACCGCCGGCCAGATGGCCTCGGCAATCGGTGCGTACAAGGGCTCCGCCTACAGCACGATCAATGGAGTGCTGCGGAACGCCAAGCACGGCCCGGTGCCGTCCGGTTCATCGGCTGCGGAAAGGATTCAGGCTATCGACGCAGCCATGACCGCGTCCCGCCTCACCGCGCCGGTACAGGTGTGGCGCGGGTTCAATAGCACCGGTGCTGACGCCTTGTTTGGTGCGCACAAATTCGGTGACCTGACCGGGGTGGAGTTCACCGAATTTGGCTACGCCTCCACGTCGGCCAGCAAATCGCTGTCTGGCAGTTTCGCCGGAGGCAGCGGCATTCTGCTGCGGGTAGTAGTGCCGCCGGGCGTGGGGGCGGTCCAGGTGTCCGGCTCAGAGTATGAGTCGGAACTGCTGCTGGAACGGGGCCTGCGGTTCCGTGTCGTGTCCGACTCCGGGCCATCGGGCTACGGGCAGCGTCGGCTGGATGTGGAAGTGGTCTATCCGTGACGGAACCGACGAACCCGACCCCCCAGCAGAAGGCGAAGAGTCTGAAGCAGACCTTCGAGCGGTGGGATTCCGGGCAGAGCACCATCGAGATCACCAAGCCGCCGAGTAAGGCGGTACCGATCCCCGAGGACCCGAGCCCATTCGACGACGAGGACGAGAGCGCATGATCCGTTTCGAGCTGCACCGCGATGTCGACCCGTCCGGCATCTCCGGGACCGGGATGGTCGCCTGGGGAGTGGAGTTCCCCAACGGCAAGTGCGCGCTGGCCTGGGCAACCGAGGTTCAGTCGGTGGCGGTCTACGACTCGATCGGCGACGTGCAGAAGATCCACGGTCACAGCGGGCTAACTCGTATCCTCTGGGTGGATGACGACGACCAGGAGTAGCGATGGCAGGCAAGTCGAGCCGCTGGCGGGGGATGCTGGCCCCGATCGGTAAGCCCACCGGGGATGGCCGGATGTTCGCGCCGAACGCGCTGACCAACCGGGATCTTCCCCTGCCGTTGCGGTTTCAGCGCCAGGACGGCGGTGGGCACGGTGGGGCGGTGGTGGTCGGGCGCATCCTGCGGATCACCTACTCGGACGACCAGGCGTACGCGCACGGCGACTGGCTCGACGAGAAGATCACTCCGGAGGTGGGCGAGGCGAAGGAGTGGAGCCGCAAGAAGGTCATCGGCCCGTCTGTTGACCTTGACGACGCGGTGATGGAGCTGGTCCCTGACGAGCATGCCGCCGAAGACGACTGTGGTTGCGACGAGGAACTGGCGGCCGGGGAGAAGAAGCCCGAGACCATGCTGAAGCTGGTCACCAAGGGCCGCATCTCCGGGGCCACCCTGGTCCAGATCCCGGCGTTCGCCGAATGTGCCGCTTTGGAGCTGTCCGACGACTCCGACTGGGCGGACGACGAGCCCGAGCCTGACCCGGCTGACGCAGACGCGGTGACGGCGGCCGGATTCGCGGCCGGCGACGCGGTGACGATCGGTGGCGAAGACGACGAGCCCGACGAGACGGCCTACTTCGTGTCGTTCAGCGACGACGGCGAGTGGGTGGTGGTGGTCCGCGACGACGGGGAGGTCACCCGTTTCCACACATCCCGGCTGACCCGCCCCGCCGAAGCGGAAGCGCGGGAATGGGAGCAGGCGCTACTGGCTGCCGCGACACCGCCGGCTGCGGACTGGTTCGCCGACCCAAAGCTGCCCGGCCCGACCGCGTTGACGATCACCGACGAAGGTCGGGTATTCGGGCATCTGGCGTCGTGGGACGTCTGCCACATTGGCCTGCCCGGCTGCACCACGGCGCCCCGCAGTCACAGCAGCTACGCGTTCTTCCACACCGGAGAGGTGCTCACCGACGACGGCCGCGCCGTCGAGGTAGGCAAGATCACCCTGGGTACGGGCCATGCGGACGCGGAGGCTGGCTTCCGGGCCGCCGCCGACCACTACGACCACACCGGAACCTGTGTTGCCGTGGTCCGGGCTGGTGAAGACGACCACGGTATCTGGGTGGCCGGGGCCCTCACCGACTGCGACGACGAGCGTCGTGCGGCCTTACGCCGCTCACCCCTTTCGGGTGACTGGCGTCGTATCGGCGGCAGTCTGGAGCTGGTGGCTGCCCTCGCCGTGAACGTGCCGGGCTTCCCGGTGCCCCGGGCCCGGGTCGCCGGTGGCCAACCGGTATCACTTGTCGCCGCTGGCAGCCTGACCACCGAGGCGCGGGAGAAGGCGGCGGCGAAGGGCGCGGCCATGCCGGACGGCTCGTATCCGATTCGGGACTGCGACGAGCTGGCCAAGGCGACCCAGGCCATCGGCCGGGCGAAGGATCCGGAGGCGACGAAGCGGCACATCATGAAGCGGGCGAAGGCGCTGGACTGCCCCGGTTGGGAGAAGCCGGAGTCGTGGTCGGCGCAGGACACCGTGGAGGCAGCGGTGCGTCGGGTGATGAGTAAGCGGAAGCGGTTCGTGTCCTACCAGGCCGAGTTGGAACGGGCCGCAGCCGAGGTGCGGGAAGCGCGAATCGAGCAGTTGGCCACCGACCTGCTGCTGCTGGACCCTGCCTTCGACGAGTACCACCTCCCAGGCGCCCACGACCAGAGTGATCATGCGGGTGGCGGTGGGGGCGGTCTGCGAAGCAGAGTGACGAATCTGCTTCGCGGTAGGACCAGGGAGCCTGGCGATGGTGCCGGCGATGGCGGCGGCCGTACTCGGCGTGGCCCGGTGATGGACACTCCCGACGTGGACCTGCGGAACACCCCGTCGGCGCGGCGAAGGCGCGGGGATCCGGATCAGGCACGTCGGGACGCCGAGTTGGAGCAGGCGGTCCATGCCGATGCGGAAGCCGACATTCGACAGGTTTTAGGGCGGATGGCCAAGAACGGCGACGATGCGGTCAGTCCGGAGGAAGCGGAGATCGCTCGTGCCTGGCAGAAGGCGCAACGGGCCGGCGACGAGGAGGCGATGGCCGATCTGCGTAAGCGGATGGTCCGGCTGCGCATGTCCGAGGTCGACTAGGGAGGGGAATGATCATGGGGTGTGGTTGCGGTGGCGGTGGGAGCCAGATCGAGCAGTGGCAGGTGATCTTCCCGGACGGGACCCGGGACGTGGCAGCCAGCGAGGTGCAGGCCCGACAGTGGATCGCCCGCGCGGGTGGTGGCGTGATGCGCCGGGTCCAGGTGCCGGCTAAGGTGTAGCGACGGCGTCTCGGCGGTATCCGGTACGCACGCAGACCCCCCGGGGCCCCCGGGGGGTCTGCTACATCCATCGCCTACGTCTGCGTTCGTGCGGATGGTGCGGGTTGTGCAGGCCGGGTGGCCGAGGGGTCTTCAGTCCTTCGTCACGTAGTCGCGCCAGCCGAGCCTGGCGGGCCTGCTCGATCCGGGTCTGGTACCCGTCAGAGAAGCCCCGGTTGTAGTAGTTGTTCTTGACGGTGGCCCAGACCGTGGTTGCGGCGGCAAGCACGCTGGCCCCGGTGAACAGGATCCAGTGCCACATGTGGAAGATCGCAATGATCAGGTCATGCAGTCCGGACCCGAGTCTCGCCCCCATTACGCGACGGACAACCGCGCCAGGAACACGGCCAGGCGGGGCAGCACGTAGCGGGCAACGGAGCGGCCGGACACGTGACCGGACTTGGTCACCTCGGCGACTCCGCTGGTGATGATCGTCTTGGTGAGGGTGGCGTCGGCGAAGGCGATGTTACGGGTGGTGTTGTCGACCACGACGGTGGCCACGAGGTGGGGCAGCTTGTCGGGTTCCGGGTCGGTGGCGAATACCTGGTAGAAGCTGACCGGACCGACGTTGTTCTCGAACCGGATGAACATGCCGTAGCCGTTGCCGTGCTGACCGACGCTGGTGCTCATGATTTCCCTCCCAGGGTTTTGTCTTGCTGACCTATACAATACTAGGCCAACTTGACGACCCTGTCAAGGGCTATACCTTACGGAGGTTCGGTGGATCTCCAGGCTGCGGTGTCGGCGGCAACCGCAGCCCGCGTCGCTCCCGTTCGCAACATTCGCAGCACGGCGCGACTTCGTTACGCACCGGCCAGGCGTACTGGATGGTGGTGGATACCCACACGCTGGCGAGCATGATGATGATGGCCCATCCCAGCATGTCGTCGGCAAGATCCTCCTGACCGTTGGTCCGCAGGATGATCGACCAGATGACGAAACCGACGATGCCCAGTCCGGACAGGATCAACCAGCCGGACTGGACCCGCTGTCGGGTACTGCCGTGGATCATTCCCGCTCCCTTCGCTGCCTGATCGCCTCCAGCAGCGACGCGTTGGTCACCCCCATACCCGCATCGACCAGTTGGCCCTGATTGACCATCTGGGCTACCCGCTGCCGGGTCACCCCCAGAATGGCAGCCGCCTGGACCCGGGGCACGATGGGCAGGGTATAGCCGTCAATCTGCGAGACCAGCCGCCCCAGGTCGCTACGCCAGAAGTCGGGGGTCGGTTCGGGTACCAGCGCGCGGGCCCGTCGGGCGGCCCGCTGCGGGTCGGTGGCGGCCTTGCTGACGATGAAGCCGGGCCCGCGCACCGTCCGCTGCGCCGGGTTGCGCCGGATCAACGCGGCCATGATCTCCTCAGTGGCTGCGTCGACCGCATCCTCCATCGCCTCGTCGACCGAGCCGAGGAAGGTGTCCAGCGAACCGGCCCAGGTCAGTGCCAGGTTGCGGAGCTGGTGGTACGCGGCATCTACGTCAATCATGCTCGGTCCCGTATTCTCGATGGGAACCATCTTTTCCTCCCAGGATTGTGGTTTCAGGTTGTGTGGGGCCGGGGTCTAGTGCTCCGGCCCCATCTCTTCGTCCATACGCTTGAGCGCCTGCATGCCTCTGGCGTAGTGGTCCAACGCGTACGCGGTGCCGAACGCCTGCCGTAGCGGGCCGAGTACCCGGGCGCCCTGGACCTGCCTGGCGATGCGCCGCGCGGTGGTGCGGTAGCGATAGATCATCTCGAAGCCGTAGCTGTCGCGGACCACATAGCCGCGATGTCTTCCTCCCATGAGATCCAGTCTACGGGGCCTTGACAAGCACGTCAAGCGATGCCATACTGTATGGAACAGCGAGACAACCGGGAGGTAAGAAATGTGCAAGTACGAAGACCCCGAGGCCGTCGTCCAGCGCAAGTACCGCGAGGCCATCGCCTACAACCTGGCCTGGACCCTGTTCCTGATCATCGTCGTCCTGCTGGCCCGGTGACGACGATGATCAGCGCAATCCTGATCCACGACTGGTGCCTGTACTGCAACGACCAGACCGAGCATGAGGTTTCGACGCTGGCCCTGATCGTCGAGTGCCTGAACTGCCACCACGAAGAGACGATCTCGCCCGTGGCCGTGGCCCGCTACCTGGAGGAGTTCTGATGAGCACTTGGAAGCATGACCTGTTCGACCTCGTCTCACTGCTGGTCGTCCTGCACCTGGGGATCTGGCTGGTCAGCCTGGCCATGAAAGCGGGTGCGTGATGGACAGCAAAGAGATCTACGAGGAAGCCGGCGCCTTGGCCGACCTGCTGCCCGACGACCAGCGGGAGCGGTTCGCCGCGTACGTGCTGGAGATCAGCCAGCCCAGTGCCCGCTGGCCCCACTGGTGCCCCTACTGGAGCGTGCGCCGCTGGGCGATGGACGCCGGCCATCTACGAAAGAAGTCGTGATGGCCGACAACAAATGGGGCGTGACCGGTGCAGAGTTCGCTTTCATGATCGCGCTGGGACACACCCGGGCGGCGCACGTCGATGAGCAGATCTGCACTGAGCCGACCTGTGCCAGCGTGCGGCTGCTGGCCGAACACCCCGACGACTGGCAGTACATGACCCTGGAGGAATTCCGGGTCTGGCTGGACGCCGGGAAGGAGAAGCAGTGATGGAGGTCACCCAGCCGCCATAAGCGCTCCTAGAACAGAGCCTTTCCTCCGGAGCGGCCTTTAGGATAGGCATCTCCTCCTATACCCCTTTTGTCCCAAACCCGCGTGCGTGTCGTGGGCCACATCGCTTGACGGACGTGTCAAGCGCATGTATAGTATGGGTATACAAAGTCAACCGGGAGGATCCGAAATGTCACTCATCACGCTCCGCTTCACCGCCGGCCCCAATGACGGCCTGTGGATCCTCGTGATCGCTGGCCTGCTGATCCAGGCAGCCTGGCTGGGCCTGATCTTCGTCCTGCTCGTGGCCAGCGATGTACCGCTGCTCCTGGCCGGGATCACCGCCTTCTTCGCCGGCAACGCTGTGCGACTGATGCGCTTCCAGGTCGAGCGGGTGACGCGATGACCCCCGAGCAGATGACCGAGTTGACCCGTCGCCGGATGTTGCTCGCCGACCGGCTCTACGAGATCAGGCGGCTAGAAGCCCAGATCTCCACCGCCTTCTACGTCGGTGACTACGAAGCCGCCGCCCACCTTATCGATCGCGCGGAAGCCGAACTGCGCGACCCACTCAAAGAATAGGAGACCGTCAATGTGGATTCTGACCAACTTCGGGGCGTTCTTTCCCGCCCTGCGACCCGCCCACGCCATCGCCGACGGTGACGACCGGATTTTCCAGATCCGGGCCCGCCGCCGCGAACACCTCGACCGGCTGCGCACCTACTACATGCCCGACCTCGGACCCACCTACGAACTGGCCCACACCGACTACGAGTACCGCGCCGACGTCACCCGCATCGGCCTGTTCACCGGCATGATGCGCGCCCTCGACGACGTCAACTACGAGTCGATGAAGCCCACCACCCTGAGCATCTGGCAGGACCACGAACTGCACACCGCCTACATGGGCATCTGGGGCACCATCAACCGGACGCTCGGCGACAAGGAAGCCGAGAAGCCGCACACCTACACCCCTGGCAAGCCGTGGACCAAGTACCACTCGCCCGCCGGCAGGCACCGGCCCGCCGGCACCAGCCGCTGGGACGACACCCCACCCGAACAGGACGCCCTGTTCGACGATGCCGACCTGGACGGCATCGACTGGGACGGCTACGACATGCCCGCGCCCGGTTGGGAAGCCGGAAAAGTGCACCTCAGCCACGCCACCCGGACCCCGTTCTGCCAGCCCAACGCCGATGGCGTGTGCGAAACCCCGCACCACGTCCACGCCGCGCCGGTGGTCGAACTGGTCGACGCCAGCGACGTTGACCTCAGCACCTTCGACAAGATCCGCGAAGCGGGCGTGCGGGTCCAGGTCAAGGCAGCCCATCGCACCGCCGCCTGCAAGCCCGACTCCGTCGGGATCTGCCTCAACTCCGGACATTGGCACGAGGCCGACGAGTACGAGATCGCTGCCGGACCGGCCCGTCGCAGCCCCAGCAGCAAGCGCCGCCGCCGTCGCCACGGCAGGGGGCGTCGGTGATGGCGCACTTCCGTAGCCAGTGGCACTACCTGGCAGTCCGGGCCCGCTACGAGGCCCGGCTGCTGGGCTGGTACCTGGTCCGCTGCATGTGGAAAGGCCACCGGCCCAAGTTCGGAACCTGGCCAAACTGCATCTATTGCGGACGAAAGACTGCTTGACATGCTTGTCAAGCAAGCGTATGGTTAGGCCATACAACAACCGGGAGGAAAGATGATCGCCATCCAGTACCGCTGTCCCATCGGCCCCACCGCCGGCACCTGGGTCGATGCACCCGTCGACCCGTTCCCCAACGGACCCGAGGCCATCACCTGGTGCCAGCACCTGTACGAGCACCTGGACCCTATCGCGTGGGCCTACGCACCCGATACCCGCGTCGTGATGCGGGCGGATTTTCTGACCGCCCAGGTGGTCGTCGCCGAGTTCTACGCGGTGCGGCAGCCGCCCAGGCTGTACGCTTCCTGATATGTATGGCCAGGGCATACGCGTAACGGGGGGGTGGATCTTTCACCACCACGGCCCGCCCTGGTACGACCTTCCGAAGCCGGCGCGCTGGCATCGCTGCGAAGCGGCCACCAGTGCCCGGCTCGGTGTCGTTGTGCCTGAACGTTTCGAGCGGTGCGCCTGTGGTGGCTGGCGGGTGCTGCACTTCGGCACCGACGACTTCACCGAGTGGCGTGATCGCAACAGTCGGCGTAACGGCACCGCCCACAACCTGACCATCCTGTAGGAGACGATCATGTACTACGCCAGCGGTGACGACGGCGGCCCCGTCGAGCCGCACATGGTGGCCGAGCTGGACCAGCGGGGCGCGGCCACCCTGGACCACATCAACTCGCTGATGAGCCTGCACACCGCCATGCACGTGTTCGTCCATCTCGACGATGGAACGGACCATTCCGCACGCGTTGAGCAGTTGATGCGGCAGGCCGGGCAGCACATGATGAGCCTGGACCAGATGCAGGCCCTGTCTGTCCTCGGCAGCCTTGCCGCCCGGCTGGCCCGGATCTGGGTCAACCACCACGGCGGACCGCAGGCGGTGTGGGAGTCGTACCTGAAGCGGACCGACGGTCCGCCGCCGTGGCAGCCGTGCGGCCACCCGAACTGTCCCTACCCCGGGGGGGTCGACGATGCCACCGCATAGCCAGTGGGGCGAGCCGCCACCCGACCCGGTTGCCCTGGCCCTGGCCCTGACTTTGGTTACGCTGCTCCTGCTCCTGCTGGTCTGGGCACTTGCCGACGGGCCCGGCAGGGACGAGGAGCCCCCAGCCGAAGAGACGATCGACGACGAGGATGCTGCGGAGCTGACCACCCACTTCGATGAGATCGTTCGCCGGCTGAAGGCGGACACCCCGGACTGGCTGGACCGGTATAGGTAACACTGTCAATGTGACAGTGACGCAGCGCAGGCTCACCCGGCTCCTTGCCGTCGTGGTGGGCCTGCTGCTTACCTGGGCGGCCGGTCGGACTGGCCTGCTCTACCTGCTGGCCGTCGCCGCCCTGTTCGGGCACCTGGCCCAACCCTGGAGGGAGGGGGCATGTCCGGCAACCCCTGGACCGGCTACTGCTGCTGCGTTTTCGCCGACTGGGTGTACGACACCCCACCCGGGCCGTCGCAGCACGACCCTGCCTGCCACAACCGTGCCTACTGCTGTGATGGTCACCGTCGGTGGGTCTACGGTGCCCATCATCTACGACCCGAGCACGACGACACCTGCGTCAACAGCACTAACGCGGAGTGACACGATTCTGGTACATTCCGAACCGACTAGGTCGTCGCAGGTGCTGTGCTGAGGGCCGACCGGACGAACGCCAACGCTGTTATGCGGAGTGTTCGCCGTGCCCAAGATGCGCAAGCTGCTCAGCTTCGAAGTCCCCGAGGAGCCCACCGGCTACCTCGAACTGTCCGTTCAGGATCTCGACAAGCTGCTGGTCCTCGCCGTCCAGGCAGCCGCGCCGATCCGGGACAAGGACCCTGACGAGGTCACCGACGACGACATCGACCTGGCCAACCAACTGGCTGAGGTTGCCACCCACATCCGGACCGCCAAGACCACCAAGGCAGAGAAGGCGGACAAGTTCGCGGCCAGTCTTGAGGCCCTTGCGCCCGAACCCGCCGCCGAACCAGAGGCCGAACCGGAGGCCGAACACCCGAAGCCGGCCGCTGTCGCCGCCGCCGCCCCGCGTGTCAGCGACATTCCCAAGGGCAAGCCGGCCGACGTCGTGCCCAAGGACCGTGAAGAGAAGCCGATGGCTGTCCTCGTCGCGGCTGCCGACGTGCCCGGTTTCCCCACCGGCCAGGAGTACGAGAACCTGACCCAGGTGGCGCAGGCCATCGAGCGTCGTGCCATCACCTACAAGGGGGCCACCGGCTACCAGCGCAACGGGGTGGCCGTGTTCAAGCGGGCTTTCCCGAGCGAGCTGACCCAGGTTGCCAACGGCGACGACGATGCCCTGCTGGAGTTCGCGGCCAAAGAGTCGCGGCTGCCGGGCGGTTCGGTGCTCAACTCGGTGCAGCAGCAGGTCGATGCCGGCAAGTCACTGACCGCCGCCGCCGGTTGGTGTGCGCCAAGCCAGACCGTTTACGACCTGTTCGAGCTGGAAGCCTCCACCGGCATGGTCGACCTGCCCGAGGTGCAGATCACCAGGGGCGGCCTACGCTTCACCCCTGGTCCCGCGTTCAGCGACATCTTCGCCGGCACCGGCTACTTCCACCAGACCGAAGCCCAGGTCATCGCGGCTACGCCGAAGACCTGCATGGTGGTGTCGTGCCCGACGTTCACCGACGTCCGGCTTGAGGTGGAGGGCGTCTGTATTACCGGTGCCATCCTCCAGTCTCGGGGCTACCCGGAGATGGTGGCCCGGTTCGTGCGCGGTGCGATGGCGGTGCATAACCACAAGCTCAACCAGTTCGTCATTGCACAGCTTGTGGCCGGGTCCACGTCGGTGGACCTGTCGCCGCATCCGGTGGCTACGTCCGCTGCTGCGGACGACACCTCGGCGACGACGGTGCTGCTGTCGCACATCGAGATGGCGGCGGTCGACTACAAGTACCGGCACCGCATGCCGGAGTCGGCCACCCTGGAGGCGATCTTCCCGATCTGGACGCTTCCGGTGGTGCGGGCCGACCTGTCCCGGCGTACCGGTGTCGACTTGATCAACGTCACCGACGCGATGATCACCGGATGGATGCGGGCGCGGGGGATCCGGCCCCAGTTCGTCTACGACTGGCAGGACTCGTTCGCCGGCCTGGCCACCGGACCTGGTGGCGCGACCGCGCTCAACCAGTTCCCGCAGGAACTGGAGTTCCTGATGTTCGCGGCCGGCACCTTCGTGCGAGGCTCCGCTGACGTCATCACCCTCGACACCGTGTACGACGCGGCCAACCTGGTGCTCAACCAGTTCACCGCGCTGTTCACCGAGGAAGGCGTCCTGGTCGCCAAGCTCGGCCACGACGCGCGCCGTTACATCGTGCCGTTCTGCCCGACCGGCGCGACATCCGCTACCGTCTCGATCAACTGCGCCTGACCAGCTCGGGGCCCGTCCTTGTTGGTAGCAGGGACGGGCCCCTCACCCGAAGGGAGGGCCGGATGGCCAGTTACGAGGAGTTCGACCGGTTCGCGATCACGGTCGACGTACCGGGGCAGGCGACCGCCGCCACGCCCGGCGAATGGCTGGTGGCGCCCGCACCCGTGCGCGGGCGGGTGGTGCAGGTCGACTGGATTCCGGCTGCCGCCATCACCGCAAATGGCACCAACTTCTTCAGCCTCACGGTGCGTAACCGGGCGGCGGGCGCGGGCACCACGAACGTGGCGACGCGCTCCTACGCGGCAACCAACGGGGTCGCCTGGACCCGGGAAACGCAGCCGCTGGTGGCGCTGGCTGTCGCCGCGAACCTGGTGGTGGCCAAGAACGACGTACTCACCGTGGAGAAGCTGGTGACTGCCGGTGGCCTGGCCATGCCCGCCGGCATCGTCACCGTCTGGATTGCGCCCAACTGATGCCGTTCTTTCCGAGCAACCCGTTGCAGGTTCCCGCCCCCGGGAACCTGCGCTACGGGCTGTTCAGCGTTGCCCGGGGGCCGCTGGAGCTGCCCGACCGGGTCAGGGTCACCGGGGCCAGCTACGACAGCGACGGCTGTGGCCAGCCGCGCGGCTGGCCAGCGGACTGTGCTCCGTCGCCGACCCCGGATCCGAAGACAATCGACCCGAACATCGGCGAGCAGGAGCTGCTGCCGTTCGTGGTGTACGCGTCGCTGGTGTGCGGCACGGCCGGCTACACCCGCGACTACCTGGAAAGCAAGGTGCGTCGCAAGCTGCTGGCGGTGGAGCAGTCCGCCGTGGAGCAGGCCCTGTGGTCGGGGGTGATCAACGGGGTGACGTTGGGCAATAAGCCGACGTTCCAGGACAACAACGCCATCGGCACCGGCAACGATCCGGTGGTGTTGACCGCTGCCGCCACCCCGCGCGCCGCCATCTCGGCGCTGGAGCAGTACGCCACCGACAACTACGGCTACGAACCGGTGATCCACGTGGAGACCCGGGTGGTGGCGCACCTGGCGGCGGCGGGTCTGATCCGGGAAGGGGGTCAGCCATACCGGACGCACGCCGGCACGCTGCTGTCCTGCGGGGACTATCCGGGTACATCCAACGTGGGCGCGGCGGCGGCGGCGGGGCACGCGTGGATGGCGATCACCGGTCAGGTGACGCTGTGGCGGGATCCGGAGATCTTCGTACCGGACCTGGCGCAGGTGATGGCCCGCACAACCAACCAGATGAACGCGCTAGCTGAGCGCGTATGGGCGGCCACGTATGACTGCTTCGTCGCCATGATCGATGTGACTTTGTAAGGGAGTGAAGATGGCCCGCTACTACATCCACGTGGACGACGACCAGTCCACCGTTCTGCGGGAGCTGCTGGAACAGGCGGATGACCCGCGCACCGTCGTCTACCTGCCCGGCGAAGGACCCAACGGCGCGGTCGAGCTGCCCGACACCCTGGCTGAGTCGTACCAGTCGTCGGCAGCCGCGCAGGCGAAGGCTGACCGGGACGCTGAGGTGGAGAAGTACGCCGAGGCGGATGCCCGGATCCGGGTGGCGCCCGGCCCGGACGATCCGACCCTGGAGGATCTACGCGAGCCTGGCCAGAAGACCAACGTCGTCGCCGGCACCTACGAGGCCCCGGCACCGACCGCGAAGCGCGCCAGCAGCCGCAAGGCGACGAAGACCGAGGAGTGACCCATGCCGTCCGTCTGCTTTACGCCCATCGGCGGCAGCCACATGCGGGTCATCAAGCTCGACGCGTGTGGGACCGTGCTGACGGGCGGTAGCTCCTGCAAGGTCATCACGAGCGGATTCGTGCGGGTGAGTCGTACCGCTGAGTACGAGGACGCCGACGAGTTCATCGTGAAGAACGCCAACGGCGACATCTGCGTGAACGAACGCACCGCCCCGATCCTCAAGTGGATCAACATTGAGGCGGAGTTCTGCCAGGTTGACCCGGAGCTGTTCACCCTGATGACCGGTTCCCCGGCGGTGATGAACGACGCCGGCACCCCGGCGCAGGTCGGCTTCCGGACCCGCGAAGGCGTGATCACCACGGTGAACTTCGGCCTGGAGGTATGGACCCGGATGTCGGGCGCCAGTGCCTGCTCCGGCGGCGTGCTGACCTACGGCTACGCGCTGTGGCCGTGGGTGGTGCAGGGCACCATCGCCGACTATGCCTTCGAGAACGGCCCGATCAGCTTCACTGTCAACGCCCGGACGAAACCCGGTTCGCTGTGGGGCACCGGCCCGTTCAACATCCGGCTGACCGAGGTGGGCAGCACCCCCGCGAAGCTGATCTCGGCGATCACCGCGACCGACCACGAGCACTTCCAGTTGACGAAACTCGCCCCGCCGGCTGCCGTGTGTGGCTGCCAGACAGTGACCCCGGACGCCTGAGTGTTGGCGAGCGTCCCCCGGGACCCTCGGGGGACGCTCGGATGGAGAGGTTAGAGCATGGCCAACGCGCTGTATGACGCTGGGCGCCAGGCGTTCCTGGACGGGGACATCGACTGGTCCAACGACGACATCCGTGTGGTCCTCGTCGACAACGCCGACTACACCGTCAACCTCGGCACCCACAACGCGCTGGATGATGTCCCTGCGGGCGCGCGGGTGGCGGTGTCGGGGGCGTTCAGCGGCAAGTCGTCCACAGCGGGTGTGGCCGATGCCGCCGATGTCACGCTTTCATCCGTCACGGGTGATCCGTCGGAGTCGCTGGTCATCTACAAGCACACCGGCGTTGAGTCGACGTCGCTGTTGATTGCGTACATCGACACGGCAACCGGCCTTCCGGTCACGCCGAACGGCGGAAACATCGTGATCACCTGGGACAACGGGGCCAACAAGATCTTTAAGCTGTAACACGAAGGGGGTAGCCCGATGGCAACCGGTTCCATCCTGCTGCCCACCGGAGCGGCCATCCTGCCCGACGGTTCCGCGTCCAACGCCGCCCCGGCAATCCAGCGGGTCAAGTCGAGCGCGGGCGCACCGACGCCTTACTTCCTGCAACTCGCCTTCGACGCGTCCACTGAGGAGCAGGTGATGTGGTCGTTCCGGATGCCCGCCGACTATGCCTCCGCTCCGGTAATGAAGGTCATGTACAAGATGACCTCGGCAACCACGGGTGGGGTCGCCTTCGAAGGCCGGCTGATGGCGGTTACCCCCGGCGACGCCCAAGACGTCGATGCGGACGCGTTCGGGGCGGCCAACACCGGTACCGATACGGTGCCGGGTACCGCCGGACACCTCGACGAGGTGTCCTTCGCGCTGACCAACGCCGACTCGGTGGCCGCCGGGGACTTCGTTGTCTGTTACCTGAACCGGGACCCGGCAAACGCGTCCGACACCGCCACTGGTGACTGCGAAGTGGTCGCGGTCGCAATCACCTACACGACGGCGTGAGGGGGCAGACGTGGCGTTGACCAGTACCGAACGGGACCAGGTCTGGCGTGCCTACATGCGGGTGATCAACGTCGAACCGTGCCCGTTCGTCAAAAGCGTGCTGCGTACCGCAGTCGACAACGCCGACGACTGGGCCGATAGCAACGCCACCTCGTACAACAACGCGTTGACCGCCCAGTTCCGCAACAACGCCACCGCGACGCAGAAAGCCGCACTGCTGGCGCTGGTGTGCTGGGTGCGGGCCGGGAGACCGCTATCTGAAGGGTTGTAGCCGATGGCCCGCACCTTCGACGGGTCCGGCGACTTCATCAAGACGTCCGTTGGCGCGTGCGCGCTCACCGGGGCGTTCACCGTCGTGTGTGTCATCCGCCGCAACTCCAACTCGACCAGTTACCACAACCTGCTCACTGCCCAGACGGGTGCGCTGACCGGGTCGCAGTACGGGCTGGAGATCGAATCCAACGGCGACGGCAACAACCTTCAGATCCAGTCGGGTAACACTGGGTTCCAGTCGTCCTCGTTCACGGTGACGACGACGGACGGTTGGTGCCTGGTCGCGGGCGGCAAAGCGTCGGGTACGACGACGCCTCGCATGCACAAGTACGTCTATTCGTCGAATACCTGGACCCATCAGAACGCGGGCGGCACCCTGGGTAACCCGTCATCGGTGTCCGGTGGGGTGTTGGCCTTCGGCACCTGGGAAAACGATCTTGACGACTACGACGGCGACCTTGCCGTTGCGGCGATCTTCGACCGGAACCTGACCGATGTCGAAGTGGAGCAGTTGGCGCATACCTTGCAGGGCTGGTACGCCGCCGGCCCCGTCGGTATGTGGATCTTCGACCAGTCCGCCACCGGGCAAACCGTCATCGACAACACGGGCAACGGCGCCAACCAGTCCTCCATCACCGGTACCGCCGTGGCCACCTCGTCTGCGCTGGGTCCTGGCTACGGATTCCCGATCGACGTCGGTACTGCCCCGGCGTCGGGTGGAGGAACACAACAGGACATCACCGTTTCCGGCATTGCGTCGGATGAAGCATTCGGCACTGCCCGCCTTGACCTGAACGTCACCGGGACCGGGATTGCTTCGGCGGAAGCGTTCGGTACGGCGCGACTCGATTTGAACGTCACCGCAACCGGTATCGCATCGGGGGAAGCGTTCGGTACGCCGACGCTTACCCCTGGTGCTGTCACGCTGTCCCCTGCGGGCATTGCTTCGGCGGAAGCGTTCGGTACGCCGGCCGTAGGGCTTGCCGTGGCCCCGACGGGCATTGCCACGGGGGAAGCCTTCGGCACGCCGGTTATAAGTCTCAGCATCGCCCCTGGCGGGATCGTAAGTGCGGAAGCGTTCGGTACCCCTCGGATCGATCTTGAAGTTGGCACATCGGGTATCGCATCGAGCGAGGCGTTCGGCGCTCCCAGCGTCGGACTCAGCGTTGCCCCCAGCGGGATCGCATCGGGGGAAGCGTTCGGTACGCCGACGCTTACCCCTGGGCAGGTGACGATCAGCCCCGGTGGTATCGCGACCGGGGAGGCGTTCGGGGATCCGGTCATCACCCAGGGCCTGCTGATCGCGCCTTCCGCCATCGTCAGCGCCGAAGCCTTCGGCACCGCAACCCTGACCACGGGCCCGGTCACCATCACCGTGGCGGGCATCGCCTCGGCGGAAGCGTTCGGGTCGGCATCACTGGCCGGCTCGGTGGATGTGGCGCCAAGTTCGATCGGTAGCGGCGAGGCGTTCGGCGGTGCGACGGTTACCGTCGGTCCAGCCACGATCAGCCCGGCCGGTGTTGCCTCCGCCGAGGCGTTCGGGGATCCGGTCATCACCGGTGGGGCGGTGATGGGGCAGGAGGTCTGGCCCGAGCCGATCATGTCGGCGGAAGTGTTCGGACGTCCGGTGATGGCGATCCTGGCAGCCCCCGTCTGCGGCTGCGTCAGCGCGCCGGAAGGGCTGGAGCAGTTCGGCCTGCCCGCCGTTACGATCCTGGCATGAGGGGACACTGTGACTCGGGGCCGACCATCGTGATCAAGAAGTCGAAGCAGCTCGTTACCTGGCGGCTGCAATGGAGTGGGCAGGATCGGTGAACTATGGCGCCCTGTCTCTGGGATCTTGACGTCGGGTGCTGCCAAACGGTATGGGATGGCGCGAGCCCGGCTACGCAGACGCGGGCGCGCGAGTTCGCCACCCAGGTGCTGTGGGCGTTGACCGGTCGGCGCTTCGGCCCGTGTGCCATGACCGTGCGCCCGTGCCAGCCGCCCCGGGGCAGCACGTACGTGACATACCCGGTGTGGCTCGACTCGCCAGGTGATAGCGGGTCCTGGTATCCGATGGTGTGGGAAGGGGTGTGGCGTAACTGTGCGTGTGGATGCGGGACGTGCGGCCCCGAGAGTGAGGTTTGGCTTCCGGGTCCGGTTGCTGCCATGTCAGAAGTCCGTGTGGATAACGTTGTCGTACCTACCTCCGCGTACCGGGTTGACGACGGAAGCTGGCTGGTTCGTCAGGACGGTGGGGTTTGGCCTACGACGCAGAACTACTCAAACCCGGCATCCTCGACGGAGGACACCTTCGTCGTCACCTACTTGCGGGGGGAACTGGTCCCGTCGGGTGGTCAGGCGGCGGCTGGTTCCCTTGCCTGCGAGTTCATCAAGTCCTGTAACGGGCAACCGTGCCGGTTCCCGAAGCGGGTAACCAGCGTCAACCGGCAGGGGGTGTCCGTATCCGCGCAGGAGCTTGTATCATCCGGAGAGACAGGGCTCCCTGATGTGGATGCCTGGGTTCGTAGCGTCAACCCGTACAAGCTGGCGCAGCGGCCACGAGCATTCAGCCTCGACCTGGAGCCGCCGCGAGTAACGACCTGGAGCACGTGATGGGAACCCCGCACGAACCGGGACCGGATCAGATCGTTGCCCCGACCGGCATCGAGTCCACTGAGGCGGTGCTCGACCTGGAGCCGATCGAGGAGATCGACCTGCCGGAAGGTGACGTCGAGCAGTGAGTGGGCCGGTCAACGGGGAGCGCAGGTTGATGGACTGTCTGACCTGTCGGGTACCGCGCGAGTTCATCTTCCGGGGTGTGGCCTGGTGGTGTCCGGTGTGCAGGATCAGGAAGGAAGAACCTGGTGAGTAGGGGCAAGTTGGCCGCGTTCGCGCTCGGCGCGGGCCTGGTCGGGGTGGCCTGGTATGTGGTCTGGGTCCGCTTCGTCACCAACTGGGACGAGCAGGAGACTGTGTCATGAAATGGACCAAATCAACCAAGTGCTCCAACGGCGCCTGCGTCGAGGTGGTCCTGCCCTGGCGGAAGTCCTCGTACAGCTCGGACACCGCGAACTGCGTCGAGGTGGCCCTGGTTGCCCCGGTGCTGGTCCGGGACTCGAAGGACCCTGACGGCCCGGTGCT